ATCCGCCATTGTTCACCACTCCTTCCGAAACCGGAATTGTATGCTTCATCACAACGGAATCCCCCACCGGCACATAGACCCGGGAGGCCGTCAGCACATTCCCCTCCCCGTCCAGCAGCTCCGCGGACGTGATCTCCGCAGTCTGGGCCGCCGCAACCGTGTATGTGATCGTCAGGACGCTTCCCGACACGCTCTTTGTCAGGTCTGTGATGGAGATTGTCCCATTGATCCGGGCAGAGGCCACGTCTCCGCTGACAAAATCGGCCACCCCCGTCAAAAGGGCCTGTTGGATGGATGGAGTCTCCGGCAATTTAACCACCTCATTCTCGCCGTCCGTGGCAAAGGGCAGTTGCCCCAGCGCCCACGAACCCAGCTTGTAGTTGTAAGTCCGAATGAGCCGCTCGATCTGCTCACTCAAAAGAAGCCCGCTCCGGATGAAGGGCGTGTTCACATAGACGATGTGGGCGGGCTTGATCCGGTTGATGGTGAACGCCACCTCCGTGGCATAGTTCTGATTCTGGGCACTGCTCTCGATGTACAGGGTGTAGTTGGGATAGTCCACATGGACTTCCCACAGCCCCGGCCCGATCAGCTCGTCCAGCTTCTGATACAGAAACCCCAGTGTGTACGGCGGCTTCGTGGTGATGCGGTTCAGCACCCGATACCGCCGGAACTCCAGGTCCTCCGTCTGCGGATTGGGAACAATGCCGAAAATCCGCTCCCACATCTCAATCGCAGACAGATCCATGGTCTGGAAGAAGAAATTGTCCGCCACGGACGTGATCTCCCCCGCCAGGGTTTCCAGCTGCGCCTCCTCCGTCCGGCAGATTTCCCGGTAGTCCAGAATTTCCCGATACCAGGGTGGCAGCAGCTTCAACATCTCATAATCAAGTTCCGGCACTTAGACTCACCGTCCCCATCACGGGCACCTGCTGGGTGGCGCCGCTCTCCGTCAGAATCAAATCCGCTGTCCCGCCATTCAGCTGTACATTCGTGGCATTCACCACGCCGGTAACGCCTACAATGGCCGCGGTAATTCTCGCAAGGTACACGTTGGCCTCATACACCACGCTGGTGGTGCTGGTGTTGGTGTCCCACGCCTGCCGCACTGTCAGCAAATACGCCTCGATGGCGTCCTCAATGGGCTGCTGCACCTGCCCGATCTCATAGCCGGAGGCCAGCGTCACCGTGGCGGAGACGTTCACCGTCAGCTCTGTGGGAGCCACCACCGTCACCTGCGCCCCGATGGGGGCCATGCCCAGACCCAGCCCCTGGTTGGGGGGCGGGTCCACGGCCTTCTGCACATTCTCCACCAGAGTAGACGAAGCAGGAAGCCAGTCCGCCCCCAGGACAGACAGCTTCACCGTCCCCCCGCCGTTCCAGGTGGGGTACACCTGCACGCTGCCAACGCCGTCCAGGCCGCCCACATATTGCTTGTACGCGGCGATATTCCCGCCGAAGGGCCGCTCATTCAGGGCCTCGACGATCCGCTCCCGGAACGATTCGTCCGTCTCCGTGTCGTCCCCCGGCACCAGAATGTCCGTAATCTGGGCGCTGGTGAGGCCGGGAATGGCGGTGATGGG